GAACACAGAACAGAGCAACCGTCGGGATGCCGCCCGGCCCGACGAAGCCATTGTCGATGACCCCGCACTTGATGCCGTTGGCGCGCAACTTCTTCTCAATAAAATCTCGGGTTGTCATCCCGTTTACACGACGCGCCGCCTTGTTGGTCAGCACGTCTTGGTCAGCCCACTTGTATTGGGTTGCCATGCGCTCCGAGTCCTCTCGGTGCGCTGCGAAGGATTCCTTCGCCATTGACTTGTATTCGTGGGGGAACTTCACCCAGTTCGGTGTCCCGCCCGAGAGCATCTTTTGAATGGCTTCGCCTGTTGCTGCCACATCGTGACGCTCGTTAAATGGGTTCTCTACGTCCGAACCCGGCACAAACGGTTGACCCGGTGTAATGATTGACATTGTGGTTTCCTTTTCTCGATTAAGAGTGAAGGGGAGAGCATCGACTCTCCCCCTCGAATGTGTCCCCAGAGTTACTGGATGACTGGTACGCTGTCGATGTAGCGGATACGCTGGCTGTACGTTCCGGTTGCAGGCGGTAGGGTTACCGTCTGGTGGAACTTGTACGAGCACCATCCACCGATGGTCGAGACCGGGTCGAAGCTCGATGCTGGCGCGTCTGTTACGACACGGCAGTCAATCGTCTTCCAATCGCCGTCATCTAGGTCGGTGTCGCCCGGAACCTGTAGCCACACGCCGATCATTGCGTAGTTGCCGAATACGTAGGTACGGTATCCGATCTTGCCGCCTGACTGGTAGTTAGCCGTTGTGGTTACGAACGGGGTCTGCATGAAGCCGATGTTGGTACCCGGCAACACGATGACCTTGTTCTGGTCAGCGCCTGCGGTTGCATCGAACTTCTCCATGTTCTCGTACTTCCACAAGTCAGCGATGCTGTTGTTCACAGTCGTTGCGTTGTAGATGTCGCCCAACACGTTCGGGCTGATTGCGCCCAAATACATTCCACGCTTGCATGGAAGCACGTTCTTTGAAACAAGCTGCTGCTTCAAAGTACGGATGGTTGCCAAGTCTAGCGTGTATGGTGATGCCAACAAGCTCGACTGGTTTACGCTGCTGTCTACGCCCGAGGCGCTGTCAGCAACTGCGCTGTACAACTCGCTGATGGACTGCCCGGCTTGGTAGCCAAGTTCCACTGCGCTGTTGCCAACTAGTTCGTCGATTGCTGCTGCGATTGCAAACGACGAGAAGTTCGCGTAGTTGTTCCACTCACCGATCTGCGCTGGTGCGCTGACCTGTGAAATGGTTTCCGGCGAACCTACAGTACCGTCAGCATTCTGGACGGTGTCGCCAGATAGCGTGTTGTACTGGAAGAACGTGCGGTTCACGCCCATGTGTAGGCCCTGAACACGACGCTCTGCTGCACCAACGAAGGCGTTGGTGTTGCCCTTTAGGTTAGGAATCAGTTCCTTGTCGAAAATGATTGCCTGTGCCGTTAGGACGTTTGCTACGTTATTTCCTGATGGATTCGGTCCTGCCATAGCAGTCTCGGCAAGCTAGTCTCCCGCTGTGCGGGGAGAGAGATTACTGGATACGAACGCCGTAGGTGGCAAGTTGCTTGACGAATTGAGGGTCCGTCTTCAACTTGTTCTTCATTACGTCCGGCTTCATTTCCTTGAGTTCTCTCATGAACTCACGTCTCGCTTGAGCGGGGTCAACTGCCGTTGGTCTATTTGCGCTCATAGACCCCGGTGGTAGACTTCCGTTCACGCCCGGACGACGGGTAGGCGTAGCAGCATTGTGCTGCGTTGCTACAGGCGTCGTTACCGTTGCTGCAACCGCTGGTTGGCTTGCTGTTGTTTCAACCGTTGGTTGGGCTACTGCTTCTTGTGTCGTTGCCGCTGCTGGCGCTGCCGGGAGTTCCGGTTGAGCAACAGCCGCTGATGCAACCGTGGTGGCGGGCGTATTTGTCGCCTGCTCCGCTGGTCTCTTTGCCTCGCTTGCACGTTGTACAGGCAAGGCGAGTTTGTCACCTTGTTCCGTGAGGTCCAAAAGGGCTGCCTCAAGGTTGTCCAAGGTAAAGTCTAGTCCGTGCTCTTTCAAGTACTCACCCAACGCGATCATGTTGGCGCGGCACGGGTTGAAGTCGTACAAATGGCGCATTACAAATTCGTTGCCAATCTTGACGCCTTCTTGAAAATCTCTCTGTTGTTGAAGTTCGAGTTCCTTCTGCTTGAACTCTGCCTCGATCATGCCGCGCACCAAGCGCTCGGCTTCCGAGGCGTCCTTCGCTTCCAATGCCTTCGCCGCCGCTTGATGAATCTCGTCGGGCGTCAGCAAACGGTTCTGTTCTTTCTCGGTGAATTGCAACTTCTGCTTCTTCAAGCGATGGAAGGCGCGGGTCGCATTCTCATGCGCCGTCTGCATCTTCTCGATCATCTCTTCGGCAGACCATGCTTCCAAGTGGGTCGGGCGACCAATCGGGTTGCCGTCCTCGTCGCGCACTTGATACTCGCGCACTATTCTCTTGCGTTCCGGCACCGGGACTGGCGCTGGGACTTCGGCTGCTGGCTGCGTGGTCGCCGGGGTCTCGGTTGCCATCTGCTGTGCTTCCGCCGCGAGTGCTTCCGTCGAAGGCGGGTTCGAGATCACCAACTGGTGATCGACCTGTTCCTCGACTTGCTGCAACTCGGCGTTTCTAGCCAACAAGAGTTGGTTGATGTGGGCGTTCAAATCTCGGTCGCCCTTCATCAGCGTCATGACTCGACCTTGTGTGGCTGGGTCTTTCAACGCCGATGCGATGGCTTTCCAGTCCATCTTCATCAAATCTTCACGATTAAGTACGCTCATATTTCACCCTGTCAATTCGATTCTTACTGCTGCTCCCCGGAGGGAGATTGTTTCGCTGTCGGCATCTTGAAGCCCTCGAAGCGGGTCGTCTTTACTTCTTCGACCTGCGTCGGGTTCTCGATAGCGTTAGCGTCTATCAATGCTCTGCGCTGATGCAACTTGACGGAATCAAGTACTTCGGCGCTAAACTTGTTCATTGCACGAGCGGTTGTTTGTAGCCCCATCAACTGTTCTTGATAGCGCTCCACGCTCGGGTCCAACTTGATGACGGCTTCTGTTGCCCCACGGCAGGCTTCTGCCATCAGCTTGACGAGAACTTTCCAGCCCGGTTGAGCGGTAAGCTGCGCCAGCAAGATGCGGTCATCGTGGTTCAAACTCTGCCCAAGTAATTTACGCTCTGTCATTATTTACCTTCGTACTTCTGCAAGTATCGAATCGCCCTTCTGAGCAACGCCACGCTCTCTAGGAACAACCCAAGAGCACGGTTACAGTCGCTACAAAGCAACGCACGAACTTGATTGGTTTTGTGTGGCATGTGCTCTCCTGAAAAGAGTTGACCGGGGAGTGTTTCAGGCACTCCCCAGTCGGGATAACACCGTCGTGCTATCCGAATTTATGAACTACAAAGCGGTTGTGCTGCCGAAGCCTTGTACCTGCTCCGGGCCGTTCCCCAAGTACTCTGGGGATGTCGATTTCTCAATCGACGCTCGAACAGCTTCGTTACCAGCCTTGCCCAACTGCTTCTGGTTTTCCAAAGTCTGTTCTTGCTTGAACTTCTGAGTTTGCATTGCCTGCGCCGACTGTGCCTGTGCTGCCTGCAATGCTGCTGGGCTGTTTGCCTCTTGCTTCTTCTTTTCTTCGTCCGTCATAGGCACGACGAAGTTCTGAGAGAACTTCCATCCTGCTGCGTCACAGAACGATTGGAAGATTGCCAAGGCGTCGAACTTGTATCCGGCGTCCTTGATGCCTTGCAAGAAGATTGGGTTGGTGAACATCTGAATAAGGACTGGCAGGAACTGCGCCATTTCCTTCTTCGCGCCCAAGTTTGCGCCCGCCAAGACCTCGTACTTGACTTCCGAGTTACGGTAGTCAATGTGGTCGATCTTGAAGTGGTCACCGATCTCGTCGCCCAAAACGTCGCGTAGAACGTCCGTCGGCAGCAAGTCGCTGTCGAGTTCGTCCATTTGGTGCAGCCACGGCTCGAACACTTGACGTACGAAACGTCCGGTTGGTCCGTCGAGGCGGCTTGCGTTAGCCTGAATTACGGCTGCTGCGCCCGTCCCGCTTCTCATACCTGTGGTCGAGATACCCGCGTGCCCGGCACCCTGAATCACTTGTTCGTTTGCGCCCGATGTGGATGCGCCCGAACTCTGCGACTGCTGGATGAACTGGAATGCCTCACCCGGAGGTGCTGGCATTTGTAGGAACTTGAACGCCTTCTCAACGTCTTCTTCAACGTCGATGATGCCGCCCTGCTCCCATCGCGTGTTCTGCGTTGGTGCGTTGAAACCTTTCTTGCGTAGCGCCACAGGCTGCAAGCAGTAAGCCAGCAAGTCGAGAGCTAGGTTGGTTACGCCCTGCTCAACGATCTGCTCGCTGCCGATTAGCAGTCCGAGACCCTGTCCATAAAAACTGTCAGGGATGTTGCGCCAGTTTGCCGAGTAGAACGGAATCTTGCCGTACGGGTTCTGCTCGTTGCGAATAAGAATGTAGTGGCCGTTGTAAACCAAGACCACGACGACTTTCTCGTTGTCCCAGCGCTCAAGCAACTCAAGCGGGGCGCGAGTCGGGTCTGCGCTCGTCGCCTGATTTCTCGGGCGAGCGTGCTGCAAGTAGCCCATCATCCCTTCCGGGATGGTCATCGAGATGTTGTCCGGCTTGCCCGGCTGGTGGGGCTTCATAAACATCGCCTTCAAAGTTTCCTCTGACGGGATGTTGTAGCCCTCCAAGCCGCGTAGCTTGTCCAAGTCCTGATAGGTCGCGTAGTCGCGGTAAACGACCCAGCTTGCGCGACGGATGTCTCCGATTCTGCAACCGGGGTCTACCAGCACTGTGCGGATGTCGCACGCCTTCAACCACGGGTGCGAGATCGTCTTGGTGTAAAACTCAATTTCGAAGTCGTCCGATTCCGGCGTGTCGATCTCGATGGTCTTCTCGCCGTCCGTTACGCTCAACTTGTCGGCGTAGCGCTTGTACTTCTTTTCCTTCGCCTGATACTCGGTGTATCCCCACTTCCAGATCGCAGTGCCAAGAAGCGCCATCTGCTCCAGCCCGCGCTCCACTTCTTCCTCGAAGCGCATCGCCTTCAACTGGAATTCAAAGATAGCCGTCTTTGCTTGCATAACCTCTTGTGTCGTTCCCGGTGACGGGCGCAACAAGAAGCAAGGGTCTTCGTAGAAAATGCCGCCCATAATCTTCGGGACGATGGACGAGATGTGGTTCGAGACCATGAACTTCGGAACTGCCGAGGTGGCTGCGCTGTTCACGCCGCCGTCTCCAGAGACGGGCGACTGGTACAGCAAGTCCGCCATCGTCCAGCCCGAAGCCCACTGGTTGATGTTAATAAAGTTGTCTGCCGTCTCCGCGTCGTCGATGACCAGCTTGATGGCGGCGGTGTCGTTGAATTGAACCGTGGCGGTCTCAGAATCGATGTAGGTGTTCTCGTTCGTGATTTCGTTCGACGGCTCCTGATACAACGCAGCGATGGCTTTCTCATGCTTGTTGTATTCAAGGCTCGATGCGTCAACGTTTTCGAACGGGTCTGCCATTACAATCTCCAAGGACCTCTATTGCCGAAAATCCTCATTCTCGGGTCCTGCGGTTTCGGCGGTGCGACTTCCTGAATGACAGGAGCCTTCTGGGTGTTGGTCTGGAAGTTGGAACCGAACATGCGCTCGTACTGCATCTTCTTCTTCCACTCTTTCTCTTTCTCTTCTTCCAAGCGCTTGTCTTCCACCGGGTCGGTTTCAAGTCCCGTGAACATCGTCGTCGGGAGCGTCTTGCTGACGCGTGAGATGGCGTCCGGTATGTCGTCTTTTCTGCCCTTGTTCGTCTCGCCTGTGAAGTTCTCGAACTGCTTGTACAGATCGTCAATCCACGGACCAGACACAAAGTGTAGGCGGTCAACGGCTAGGAGAATTTCCAAGGTCTTGATGCGGTTCGCCTTTTCGTTCTTGCTGTTGCCTGTCGGGACGTATTGCACCGTGCGCAAATCCACTTGATAGCGCGCCGCGTGGTAGACCACCTGCGTGTGCAACAAGTCGTGCCCCAAGGCGGCTTCGATAAAGGTTC